CTCTCTCAATATCTTTAGTCATTTACGCCACCTTCTTCTGAATGAATCGCTTGTGTCGCTTTGAAAGGGTTCCACGATTGATTCCAATTAAATTTGAAGCTTTACAAATGTTGCCGTGACATTTTTCCAATGCTTTTTGAGCCACAACATTTTCTAAATGTTCTTCAAGCTGCTTTACGTTCTCTGGACCAGCCAAGATTGCATATTCAATATCTGATGCCCGTATAACTACACCATCACTTTTCGCCTGTTTGGCTTTTTGCCACATACCCCAACTGGTATTTACCGTAACTAATGCACTAAGTAATTCTTCTTGGGTTAAAGTGCCGTTAAACCCTGTAGGCTCGAATTTAGAAAATTTGGGGTTGTATTCATAAAACTTGAAATGACCACCTGAAGACAACCAAGCCGTTTTGAACTCTTCAATTTCAATATTTAAATCCATTACTTTCTCCAAGTTGCTTCTTTAAACTTTGCATTAGTTAAGAGGTCTTCCAGTTCACCAATTCCGACATTCTCAAAAATATGAGTCATCTTGCTACCGAATACGGTGAGTGTTCGCGTGAGGGTTGAATATTTAAATTTCATGGGAGATCCTCATCACTAATAGCTGCAACAGTTGCGCTTTTCTCAAGCTCTAATCGGCGTGTTTTCACATATCGCATCATTTCAGGCTGAATGATTGGATCTAAAGACGAAATGTCTATCTCAAGTGCGTCTAAGATTGTTAGGTCTGGTGCATTTTGAATGCGAACCATTAAAGAGGGTTGTTCTGCAGTTTTATTTTGCTGAAGTACTTCAAGGCGTTTGTGCATGTACTTCAATAATGGTTGACGCTGTTCAGCTGACCAAGAGTTTGTGTATTTAACAACAGCATTAACTTCCGTTGGTGTTAAAGACTCATCAACTCGTTTTTTAAGAGTGGCCAAATTTTCTTGATACTTCTCGTCGTCCTCCTCAACAAGTTTTCGATCTGAATTTTTTTGACTCGTTTCATTATCGATTTTTTGTGCGTGTGAGATTGCAGCTGCAGCAACAGCATCAAATGAGATAGGGGGCTGAGATCCATCACAAATTTCAGGCGATAGTTCAGGTGATGTCTTTTTTTCAACATCATTTGAGGCGGGGCTTTGGGCTGAAACAGGACCAATAATGTCATCTAAAGAATTATCGTCGTTAGCAGCTATATTGGATTGCTGTTTAACTTCGATAACATCATTCTGTTTTTTGGATGTGCGTCTTTTTTTAGGTTGTTCTGCAATTTCTAAACTTACCTCATAAACAGATCCTCCGACAGCTGAACACAATGCCTCATATTGTAGTTTCGCATTATCAAAATCACGTTGAGCAAATCCACTGCGAATACCAGTAACCAATTCATCAATATTTTCGCTGTATTTATATTGGAGAATTACAGCATGAGGTTGAATTAAAAATACGTCTTGTCCTTGCTCAACCTCATCAATTGATAAAGGCTTAGTAAACTGAATACCAGCCAACTCAATGGTTTCAATTTGAATGCAATATTCATAATTAGGCAAAGCAAAAACTGTCGCTGGCATCTGATCCAAGGTACTGAAATCTTTATCAGCATGAAGAGTGCCATCACCAGCATAACGACATAGAACAGTTTTACCTTTTTGTAGAGCAGTGAAAGCTTCTTGAGCATTTAAAATATTCGTCATCTTCTTATCCTTTTAATGCTTTGCGTAGATATGGATCTAAGTCATCTTGTTTGAGTAACCAAACAACGTAATCTGACGGTATGTCTTTAATAGCTGTACCTTTGTATTTTCCAAAGGTCAGGTGCTTAGGGATACGGGCTTGTTCCGAAAACAAGAAAAGAGACTGCATGTCTTTCACGCCAAGCACTTTGCAAATATTCTTTAGTAGAACTGCAGTAAGCAAAACATCCTGTTTGGCGTTATGAGCATTTCGAATACTTTGGCGTGCCTTTTCAGATCCATTTGTGAACTTGTAGATCAATGCTGATAGGTTATGAGCATCATCTGGCCATACCATGCGAGATAGAGCTAGGGTGCAAATTGCTTTTGCATTTATAGATTTATCAGCAAGTTTGATAGCTTGAATGTCGTAATCAACATTGTGGCCAATGATGTATTCAACACCCTCAGGTAAACGGAAAGTTTCATAACTAGGCTTTCCAGCAATGTCGGATTCAAGTATGTGATGTACAGCCATAGCGCCGTAACTAATTGGTTCGGGGCAAGAAAAATACTCATCAAAAGCATATTCTTTCTCAACAAAAAGGGTTCCCTCTTCAAATGAGACAGGAACATGGGCTATCTCGATTGGATAGCCGTTCATGTCATGAGTTTCGGTGTCTAAAATTATTGCGCTCATGCTGTAGCCATCTCCGATTTAGCTAGGGTTTCAATTTCATTTTGAACTGCTTGTAAATTGGCGGCTTCAATTTGAGTAAGTGCATCAATTCCTAAATATTCACAGACATCTTTAACATCCAAACCACATGTATCTATGAGGACTTGAAGTTGATCACGTTGGGCTTCACTAATCAGGTCAACTGGGCGTGAATTAGGATCGATGTATTTGTTCTTTTCCGTATCAAATACAAAATGCAACTGTTTTGCTCTATTGATGAAGTGCTTACGCATTTCTTTGTAATGCGGGTGATTTTTATCAAGTTGCTCAATTAAAGTATTGAGTTCTGATACATAATTGATTTGGTCACATTCAGAAAAGAATTGATCGCGTTCTTCAATTGCTTTCATAGTTTGCAATTGAGCAGGTGTCATCGTATTAAGATGGTCTTTTGCTTTTTGAATCAATTCGCCAAAAAATGTAGGTGCATGCTGTAGATCCGGAAGTACTATATTGCCGTCTGTATCCACACCAAGATTTCCTGAGTTTTTTGCATGATGTGAATTTGATGCTTTGAATTTTAGAACACGTACAATTTGACCATCAGGAGCTTTTTCATATGTTAAATAAGCCATGATGTCTGAAATACGATATAAAACATCACGATTTTTACCACTCATTGATGGTCTATGAATTAAAAGATCATCGTTACGCTGTTCTTCGGCATGACCAATAAAAATAATATCTTTACCATAACTGCGAATACGGTTAATTAATCCAATAAAATCATTACCTGCATAACCTTGGGCTTTGAGTGTTAAATTGCCATCACGTTGGGTATTACCCTTAATGCTTTGATAATGAATTTTTACGCAGTCAAGCATTGTACCAACAGTATCAAATGCAACTGTTTTAAAGGACTTAAGATCCTCTTCGGTTACGTTTGAGACGTCTGTCCATTTTTGAACCTGTACCGCAGTACCGCGACGTAAAGCACCGACACGGTGAACACCTTTGTCGAAATCGAACAAAATAGTATCTTCGGCAGTGAATGCTAAAGACGATTTACCAATGTCAGGGTCTGCATAGTAATACGCCACGATAGTTTCAACATGGATAGGCTCATTTGCATGAACAACATTTGAAAGTGCCATAATCACAACCCCTTATTAGATTTAGTGTTGTTGTATGCAATACGTTGGTTTGCACTGTACGGAGTACGCTGGAAGCATTCCTTTGAGAACATTTCCGCACGTTCTTTTTTGCGTCTGAAATTAACTTCTTGTTGTAAGTTACGAAGTATCCAAGGCTTAGACTTTAGTAAATCAGGATCTACTGTTGTGCCGCCGTTTTCATCTTCAATGCGAATATCAGTAAACTTCCAGTTTGTTGAAAAGGTTTGAGGTCCTAAGCGAACGTGATAACGACCTTGGTCATCGCGGGTAATAAACTCGCGGAATGGGGTAGTGAAGCGTTTCTTTTCCATTAGATCGCCTCCGCTAATTTGTTCTTTTCAATGTATGCCGCAAGTTGTGCATTGATGTTGCGGTGATCGTCGTAGATCGTGAAGTCTTTATAGTTGTTGCCGTTAGCATCAGTTATTTGACCGATCTCAAGATTAATGATGTCTACAGCAGTGAACTCTGAACCAGGTACGCCGTAGCTATCAGGATGTTTATCGAAAACAAACTTTACTGGTACACGGAAACCATCAAGATTAATAACAGCTTCGCCTGTAATGTCAGAAGTAAGTTTTAGTGCCATAACGCCGTAGTAGCTTGGCTGAACGACTGCAGGGGCTTTTGCAGTACGGTATTCACAAGAAGAAACAGCTGAAGCCATTCCGACGATAAAAAGACTTGCAGTTACCCATGTACCCAATACAACTTTTCCAAATTGAAAAGCTGAATTGCTTTGAATTGTGTTTTGTTCCATAATCAACCTCATGTGTAGTGAGAAGCCCTGATCGCCGTGGTAAGTTGTCAGGGCTTTTTGCTGTGTATGAGGTAAATATACCTACAAGGTAAAATAATGTAAATACCTGTAAGGTAAAATTTAATAAATTAATTTATACTTTCTAGGTAAAATATTATGTTTTAATAGACAAAAGAAAACCCACCGCTGGGGTGGGTTTTACTTCTTTACTTAATTATTTTATTTTTTAATTCTATTTAGAATTTCTAATGTGTTTTTTTGAGCTGCTTTAATGGCAGACTCCTGTGTATCCTTGTAATTTTGATAGCTTTGAAGGCTTTTACACTGATGCGTATGGTGTGCTGTACAAGCTTGATTAGGTGTAAGAATTTTATCCATAATAGTTCCTTTTATTTAAAATAATTATCAAAAAAATGTGCATTTTTTTCTTGAGGGAAATAATGCTTGCGCTTAACCCAAACTAGTCCATCACCCTTAGAAATAACAGCAACGTCAACAGGACCCCCAACAGATTCCAGACTACCAAAAGCCATCTTTCTTCTAAAGGCTGTCATGTTAACAAGTGCCTCAGCCATGCTTGCTAGCTCATCTTTAGGTAAAGCTATAATCATATCTATCATAGGTGATAACAGTTTACTAGACATATATGTTTTCATTTCGTCATGAAAGTTTTTAGCTACATCTTCTGATATAGCTTCAACCTCATGAGTTTTCAATGGCAAAGTGGCAGAATTATTTGCTAAAAATGTATTAATCGTACCCTGTACATATGATATTGCGTAGTTAAACAATTCAGGATGAATACCATCTAAAAACGACCTAACAACATCCTCTTGTGCAAAAGGGATGATATCTGATTTCATTGTTTGAGCATTCTCATTAATGATTGTTTTTTCGTCGTTAACTTTGAAAAGTAAATGATTGTTATATACCCCATGAATCTCATAAGTCACCACAGATGGAAAAATATCATCATTACCAAATCCAGCTATCACAATTCCAGATGAATTAACTGGAGTGCAATAAAACACAGCTATAATTGCTAAGTTTTTAAGAATTAATTCCAAGCTTGAAAATAGAATTGGGTTATTTTTTAAGAAAGGAAACATTTTTTGAATTAGATCATCTGATAAAGCATGAATTTTAGTTCTCAACTCGTCTGTAATATCTTTTTCAAAGATTTTCTTATTATTTGTAAGAACTAAGTTATACTCAATTATAAGATTTTCAGCATAATTTTGAATAATTTGATCATTAACAATACCTCCAGCCTGTTGAATCTGCGTAATTTGATTTTTTAGCTCTTCAATAATTTCTGCATATAACTCAAAAACTTTTTGCTTTGCCCACTCGTCTTGCTGATCTTCGCTGAAGTAATATGTTTTAGATTTTAAAAAATCGATAAAACCTTCACCATAGTCCTTAAGTTTATCTAACTTGTTTGTTTGATTCTTTCGATATAATTTAATCAGGGTTTCCCAAGGAATATTTAATAAATTTGCATTACCGTAGATCATAATCCCAACAGGCTCAGTTCTAGATAATGAAAATAATTTAATAGCACTGTTAATAATTTTTTGATTACCAATAGTAACAGCACTATCAGCAGCCATGGCTACCCCATGTTGATTAATAATAACTATCTCAGCAGTCATGTTTATTTATTCTCCACCCGAAGTAAAGTGTGCTGTGTCGGGTTCACAGTTTTATTATGGTTTAACCAAAGCCGACTCTAAGTGACCAACAAAACTCAATTCGTTAAGCTGCTCTTTGGTAATAACTTCATCAGGGTATTTATTCTTATCAGGATTATCACTTTGCAAGCGAACCGTCTCATTATCAATACTAATAAAAATTCGCTTCATGCGTAATAAACCACTATGAATAAACACATAGACATCGCCATTAATGATGCTTGATGTATCAACAGGGGATACATCTACAAATAAAGGACTATCAGGCGCCACGGTTGGCCACATGCTGTATTCAGCAGAATAAATTACACGCAGGTTCTTAGGATTAGCCTTAATACCAAGTAGCTTCAAGATATTAGGATCTATATCAAGATAATCTGTAATTTCTTCTAAAAAGTTTGTGACCCCATTGCCACATGAAGCTTTAACATCCTTGTGCACAGGTATCCTTACTGTATTTTTATTGTCATAAGATGGATTGAATTTCAGTGGTGAAATATAAACCTCATCTTTGGACGGCACATTGATTGGTGGCGCAATAGATTGATCTAAAAATCCTTTAGGTTTACCGAAAGCTTGTTCAATTTTTTCAGCCGTTTCATCACCAATATTCTTCGTTGGGTTCTTTCCAATGTATTGACTGAGCAAGTTGTAAGACATTTCAATTTTTTCAGCAAATTCAGACCTGCTTATACCTAAGTCTTTCATAAGCTTTCTAGTATTACTAAGTCTTATCTCATGAATTGTTTGCAATTCAGCCATGATGAACTCTACCACCCTTTAATTACTTGATAATTTACCTGCTAGGTAGAAAAAATAAATACCCTGACAGGTTGTTTTTTATTTACCTAATAGGTATATTTATATTTAATTTACCTAATAGGTGTACTTATGCTCACTCTTTACGATTTTTGGCGTGGGTTAGAGAAAAGTGAACGTATCCATTTTTGTGAAGTAACAAGCATTTCTTATGGATATATGGAGTCTCACTTAATTCACGGCCGTAAAAAACCAAGTATGGACACCATTCAAAAGATGGTTGATGCCAGCGAAAAAAAACTAACCCATGAGGGTTTGTTTAACTTCTTTTTAGGAAAAAAAGTAGAGCAACAGGTGGTTGTATGAGTCTTGAAAAAGAAGATCTTCGTTTGAAGATGCTCCCAGACATGATGGAGCGATTGCGACTTATCGCAGATGTTCGCGGTAAAGATTATGCACATCAAGCAATTATCCTTTTAGAAAAAGCAATCATGGGGGATTACCACGAGGTTAGCTTAATGCTTGAAAGGGCTAATAAAAATAGGAAGAAAAGGGAGAGTTTGGGATTAGTTGGGCGTGTAGGGGTAAACCCCGAATCACAAATTTTAGAAATTAAAAAAGCCTGATGTGCAGTGTCAGGCTTAGTGTTCATAAATATTAGGAAATCTAGAACATGACCAATATACCAAAACACCCATGCGCTAACAAGTGCAGTGAATTTAAAGCAGAGCAGTGCAACCATTGTTTGATTTCTACAAATTTCGAACTATCAGCTGATGCTGATTATGTAGTGGGAGACACAGTGGTATTTAAAGATAGTGATATGCACGACTCTTTACTGACTGTGTCTCAAGTTGATGAACATAGTGTGTTTTTGGATGGCGGGGAAAAGTTCGTTCTAAAGCATCTATTGAGACATGCATTAATCACAGAGCTTAAAGCTAAGCGCAGGTTATCAAAAGAAAACCGCACAAATTGTATGGGTGATGACACATATCTCGAAAACAACATTTCAACACATTGCAAAAGCTATTCAAATGATGAGCAGATCCATTTGAGCAAAGCTTTAGATGCACAAAAGGAGGTTTCATGAACGCCTCTAATCTTCCTGAATTTAAACAAACACAAGCTATTCAATCCTGGCATGAGCCAGCCCTAAGAACATTGAACAGTTTTTTAGAAGTTCGAAAAGCAAATCTACGCAAGATTAATCGTGATGAATCAAATGCTGCAGTTACTCGTGAAGAGTTAATTGAGGCATTAAGCCGCGATCATCGAATCAGTTATCAAGATGCAGGAATGATTATTTCCAGTTTACATCGATGTGAAAAAATCATCATGTTTGGACGTTTCATTCAGATGAATAAGGAGGATTAAGCATGAAAGAACGTCCGATTTTATTCAACACATCAATGGTTAAAGCAATTTTAGAAGGTCGTAAGACACAGACGCGTCGATTTGTAAATCCTCAACCTACTTTTAGTGAAAACACTGGTTTTCACTGGAAAGGATATATGTATGGTATCGGTTCTAACTATGCTGAAACTGTAAGTAATTTCGTAAATACATCATGTCCCTTTGGAAAGGTTGGAGATCGTCTTTGGGTGCGTGAATCTTGGTATCAGAAAGGTACTGTAGGTCGCTCTTACCCAGATGATGACGAATATCAATTTTTTGGGCACAAGCAAGCAGCATATGTAGCAAATGGTGATGCACCTAAAGATTGGACATTTAGAAAGCGTCCTTCAATTCACATGCCTCGATGGGCATGTCGTTTAGTTCTTGAAATCACGAATATTCGTGTTGAACTAGTAAATGATATTACTGAAGATGACGCTGTTGCCGAGGGCATGGTCGCCGATGATGATTACTGTGCTGAAGAATATTTCTCTAAACTTTGGAATGAAATCAACGGATGGGATAAAAAAGGCTGGAATGCAAACCCTTGGGTCTGGGTAGTCGAATTTAAAGTGATTCAAGGCGGTGAGCATGAGTAAGTTTGTCCCTAATTCCTTTCAGATCGCTAACGCATTTGTTGATGATGCCATGAATAAAATCAGTGATGCATCTGTCCGGATATATCTGTTGATCGTTAGAAAGACACGCGGCTGGACTAAAGAAAGTGATGCGCTTTCTTTACGACAGTTAGAAAAGTTGTCTAAGAAAAGCCGTCCGACTGTTTGTAAATGCCTTAGCGAATTAGAGGAAGTGGGTTTAATTAAAAAACATCACCAATCTAAATACGGCAATGTTTATTCACCTGTAGATAATTATGATCTAGGTGAATGGATCAAATTTCCACATAAAAAACTGATGTTAAAATCTTTGATTGTGTTCAAAAAAGACATGGTTAAAAATTTTTACCACTTCGGATATGGAGAAAAATCGCCTCAAATTACATCAGAATTTTGGTTAAAAATTAGCTCAGAAAAATCTGTGGTGGTTAAATATTTTTACCACCTTAAACATGTGGATAACTTAGCAAAGTGGTTAAATATTTTTACCACTAAAAATAGCAACTGGTTAAATATTTTAACCACAGGTGGTAAAGAATTTTTACCGCAAGTGGTAAAGAATTTTAACCCACATAAAACAACTATCAAAAACAACTATCAAAATAAAAATAATACGTGGTTTGTTTTGGAAAATTTGAAATTAGAAATTTGTTCTATCGATCATACAATCGATACCAACGAGATTTTTAATGCTTCATGGTTTGAGCGTGAATTAACTGGCTTCAAAAATTTCAACGAAGAGCGAAATCATTCTGATGAGGCAATGGTTCGATTCTTTGCTGAGTGGATGCTTAAAGCTCGCGCTAAATACGCGAAGATGAAAACACCTGTTCAACGTTTTTCTGAAAACAAAAGCTCTGGCCAACAATCTCAATTTGAAAGCCACACACCTGAAGTAATCATATTTGCATCTGACAAGCAGCTTTACTCATTCGCAAAACAATTGGTTTTTCATCCTGAATTCAAAGATTCATTTTGTCAGTCTGGTGAGTCATGGATGGATGCTGCAAAACGGATGGCTGCACTGATTTCAGATCCTGATCAACAAAAACCATTCATTCCATTCTTGATTGAACTCGGCTTTAAACAAACCAAAGGAGCTGCAGCATGATTAAAAAAGGCGATCGAGTGAAAGTTGATTTCACAAACAATCCAGAAACGATTCACGCAGGTATTCGCTTCACTGGTTACGGTGTTGTAGATCGAGTTGAAGATGGGCGAGTGTTTGGAAGATTGGATGATGGACAGACGTTTATGTGTCTTGAGGGTGATGTGGAGGTAAGACAACACAAATATGACTGGTCCGTTATTCCTGATCATGTTGCATACATGGCTACAGATGCAGATGGAGTTGCATGTGGTTGGTTAGTTGAGCCAAAAATCATGGGTGATGCATGGAGAAATCAGTCGCATCTATCAGCCTTTTTTTACATTCAGTCGAGAGAAAACTATAAAAAACATTTTCGTGGAGATTGGAAATTTTCACTTGAGAAACGTCCTGAGGAGCAAAGCCAATGAATGCGATCCAATTCATTCAGCAGCACGGTGCTGATAAGGCGAGGGAAGTTGTTGAGGGTGC